AAAACAGATTCGTTACCGAATCCTAATTGGAGGTAAAAACAGATTCGTTACCGAATCCTAATTGGAGCTGAAATTTCTCAACAAAAAGTGAATTGGAGGTGGAATTTCTACCTGTCAATACCTAATTGGAGGTGATTTTTCTGCCGATAGTAACCTAATTGGAGATAATTTTTTATGTCAAAGGGTTGACAAACCCTAATTGGAGGTGTACGATCCCAATCGAATTCTAATTGGAGGCAAAAATCGTGACAGACCTTAGTTTTGAAGAGATCGAGGTGCAGGTACAGCAGATGTCAGACGATGATCTGACGGCTTTGCTTGCCAAGTTACAGGCTGACTACAAGAAGAAGCAGATCAGCCTTAGCCACAGCGTTAACCAGAAGGAAGAAGACGCTAAACGCATGGACATGCTGATGGATAACGCCTTGTTTATGCGGGCTTACAAGGAGATTGGTGAGCGTAACGCACAGAAGATGACCGAGGCTTGGCGTCGATTTGACGACGAGGCTGAAGAGTACATTCGCAAAGTACAAGAGCACGTAACGGAGAAGTTCAAAAATGGCATTAAGTAACAAGCCTAAACTCAACGATGGAAAGCGAAAGCCGGGGCGTAAGGGTGAGCAGATCATCCCTAACGAGACTCGCCTACGACAATATTGGGAGACCCTCAAGGATCAAGCCAAGGAAGGTGATGCTTTCGCTTGTGCTGCCCTAATCATCCTGACCCACGAACATAAACTGACACACACTAAGTTAACTGACATGGCTTTGCTGTGTAATATGTTCCAAGAGCAAAAGAACGTAGGAGGCTCACATGACCATTAAGTCTGTGCAGGGCTGGGGTAGTGCCACAACTACCGAAAAGTCCTCTGAGAAGTTCTCTGTAACGCTCACAGTGCCATTCCAGATAGAGATTGAGGCCGATGATTGCCTTGCAGCTCGACGAAAGGCCACAACTTTGCCTATCTCGGATGTTGAGCGTATCGCTGTTGAACGAGGTCGAGTGAAGTGCCCCACCCTTGGTGCGAGTACCTACGAGATCAAGCGTACTATCCTAGCGACAGAAAAAATTTATGACAGGGGTTGACAAACAAGAAAAGTATGTTACCCTAAGATATATTTCTAGTATTTAAAGAGATAAAGTATTTAAGGTTGTTAGTAATATATATACTTAAATACTATCTATATACTTAAATACTATCTGTCTTTAAATAGTATGGAGACTGTTATGAAATCTAGGCTTGATGAAATCTTTGAAGGTTGTAACGGTGAGGACTTGGCCTTGGAACCTGAGACTTGTGACGTAGAGACGCTAAAGCAAATGCGTCGTATCATAGCTTGCCAAGGTGTGTACGCTTGGGATGAGTTGATGCAGGTGGGTTGCAATCAAGGAAAGTCTGTGAAAGAATCAACTCGGCTTTTATCAATAGTAATCGAAGAGGCAATCTAACATGAGCAGGTGTGCAGCTTGCGATAGGATGCTGACCAACGAAGAGATGGCAATGAAAGATCGTTTCTTCCAGCAAGACGAAAACGACCTGTGCAGGACTTGTCGTACAATCGTGGGCAGCCCTGAGATCGCAGATAAGATTAACGATGGAGGACTAGATCACTTGTTCTTCTCAGAGTGGGATAACGATAGCAGTGAGTAAGTATAAAGCAACAAGTCAGCCTTGCCCTAAGTGCGGTAGCTCTGACTCGCTGGCGCTTTACCACGACCACGGTGGTTATTGTTTTAGTAACTGTGGTTACGTTAGCGAAGTCCAAATGGGCAATCAGACTACGAAAACATCACATTCGCGTAGAGCAAAGAGTATGTATAACATTGAAGAGATTAAGGACTACGGACTAGCCGACCTATCTCACCGCTCGATTAGCAAAGAAGCGATTGAGCGCTACGGGGTACGCCAAGCTGTGCGCCCTGAAGATGGTGAGGCAGATAAACAGGCAATCTTCTATCCTGCTGGCCTTGGTGGCGGCTGGAAGCGCAAGAATGCCCTAACCAAGAAAGACATGGAGATCGTTGGAGACTATGGCGGGTTATTTGGTCAGTCGGTATTTGCGCGAGGTGGCAAATTCGCAGTTGTCACAGAAGGAGAAGAAGATGCGTTGGCAGTCTGGCAGGCGTACCACGACAAGGGTAAAGACTACACGGTTCTATCGCTTCCTAACGGCTCTAGCTGTGGCGGCTTGGAAAAGCGTGAAGTTTGGGACTATCTTACTAGCTTTGAAGGTCTACTCTTACTATTTGACAACGACGAGCAAGGTCGTGAAGCGGTTGAGAAGTTTGCTAACATTTACTCGACAGAAGTAAAGCTCAAGGTTGGCGAGTTTCCAGAAGACATCAACGACGCTAACGATGCTGTCAAACAAGGTAAGCAAGGCGAGATTTACAAAGCTGTATCTCGTGCTAAGACCTATCAGCCTGAGATGATTATCCCCGGCTCTGACGTGTCCTTTGACATGATCCGTGAGCCAATCAAGACTGGGCACAACTTACGCCGTTTCCCTGAACTTAGCCGCAAGATCGGCGGCATTCGAGACGGCGAGTTAACAACAGTTATGGCACCACCGGGTGTAGGTAAGTCTACTTGGGTGGCAGAAGTTGGCTATGAGCTAATCAAGCACACTGATGAAAAAGTTGCTTGGATGTTTCTTGAGGAAGACCTGAAGAAAGCAGCACAGCGCTTGATTGCTATTGACAACGATGTGCCACTGCCAAGGTATCGACTAGACCCAAACATTATTCCAGAGGACAAAGTAAGGAAATCCTATGACACACTTATCAACAATGATCGTACTTGGTTTATTAGCCTCGGTGCTTCTGGGCGTCTTAGTGTTGACAGGCTCCTACACCTTTTACGGTACTATCGCAGTCAAGGCGTTACTCGCTTTATTTTCGATCATATTAGTATTGTCTTTTCGCACGACGACAGAGACAACGAACGGAAGCTGATCGACAATGTGCTGTCAGAAGTAGCCGCGTTTTGCGCTGCAACAGGAAGCCATGTGATTATGGTCGCCCACATCAAGAGGTTCGATCAAAAGATTTACGTTAGCGATGAGTTACACGAAGCCAAGTGGCTGTACATTGATCCAGCTATGGCAAGAGGTTCAGGCAGCTTTGAGCAGCTATCCTTTAACATCGTCGCTATCGAGCCAGAGCAAACTGAGGATGAGACTAAGGGACGTATGCGCCTGAATGTCAAGAAGTCTCGGGAGTGGGGTTTTACAGGGCCAGCCGATGTGCTTAAAATGAATCCTAACACTGGACGGCTAGAAGCGGAGCAGATGGAATATGATTATTAACGGAGTTAAAATCTGATGACTACTAGAATGTTTACTATCGACATAGAGACTGACGGACTGCTAGATCAGATGACTACGATTCACTGTGCAGTTGCCAAAGACTTTAAGTCAGGTATGATTTACAAGTTCGGGCCAGACCAAATTGAGGAGTTTGTTCGCAGTCTTCACAATCAGGTAATAATTGGACATAACATCATAGGCTTTGACATACCTGCTATTTATAACTGGTGTGAGATCAACGACAAGATGTTTATTGGTGAGCTGTACCCTAGACCTAAGATGGAGATTGACACTCTAGTAATGTCACGATTGTTGAATCCTGACCGTGAGCGACCAGAAGGTCTGCCACAAAAGGTTAGGCCACATAGTCTGAAGGCTTGGGGCTATCGACTAGGTATCTACAAGGGTGAGTACGGTGAGCAGGATGGTGCTTGGGATCAGTTCAGCCAAGAAATGCTTGACTATTGTGTTCAAGATGTTAAGGTTACTGAACAAGTTTACCGTCAACTTCTCAAGGAGATGCAAGAGTGATTAGCGACAAGGTTTTAGTAGAGCAAGCACAGAAGGGCGACACTTCAGCTCTTTCTGAGCTTATCGGCAGGCATCAGAAGAAAGTAACCAACAAGATATTCAAGTACACAAAGAACTGGGACGATGCAGAAGACGCAGCACAAGATGCTGCTCTCAATGCGTTTCGGTTCATCAACAACTTTAACGGCAAGAGTAGTTTCTATACTT